AATACAGTCGCGGGTGGAGTGAACGCATCCGAAACAATCGTTGCATATGTTGAACCTTAAAGAAAGGATTTGATATGAGCAAAGATGAATTATTAATGGCACTTGAACCTAACCAAGGCCATCTTCAAGCTCTCTCTAACGAGAGTTCGAAGTAACCACACGACCTCTCTTCGGAGAGGTTTTTTTATTTACTATATTTATATGAAATATAATATGGTAAAATCATGAGTACAGATTTTGAATTATTTCCTGGCAAAAATCTAAGTGGATTGTTTAAGGATATCTATGATAACCAACAAAACAAGAAACAAAGAATCTCAGAACTAATTGCTGAAATGAAAAAAGTAATTAGACATGCTGGGGATATGGCAGTAATTGGTCCTATCATTAAAGACCTTGTTGATACATCAGTAAAGAATGATGATGCTCTTATTAAGATGGCTGCAATTGCACAAAGAATCATTGGTGCACAACATAAAGCAGAAGGTGATAGTGGATTTTTATCAGATGAAGAAAAAGAGCAACTCCTAAAACAATTAGATGAAACTATTGCTGAAGTTGCGGATGAACAAGATATTAAGGTTGACGAGTTAACAAATGAAATTGAAGAACTTAAACAAAAAGTAGGTAAGGAATAATGTCTCAAAGATTAGGAATATCAAGAGGAAATCAAAATGCAAATAAAACTGCATCAACTAAAACATTAACTACTGCAATTGTATTTGATGTTATACTTGATGAATCACATCCACGATTAAGAGATGATAGTAATGATATATTCGGAGATTGGTTTAGTGATGGTGTAAAGTTATTCAAAGTAGGTGGTATTGTAGCAAGACCATTACATGATAGAAAAACACCAAATGAACAATTACCAATATACTTACCAATTAACCAGTCGATTGTAGATTTACCAGTCAAAGGAGAAACTGTACAAATATTAAGAGTAGGTAACACATCTTACTATCAACGAATAGCAGGTAAGATGTTAAACAAAGGTACTGCTACCAAAACTGCATTAGATAATCTATATCCTGAAAAGGATACTCCAAACAAATCAAGTTCATATTCAACCACATCTCAAACAGGTACATCAACATCAACCGAATCAGATAGTGAATCAAAGTTTGGAGAATATTTTAAAGGTGAGGAACCTGTTAATAAGTTAAAACTATATGAAGGTGATAAGTTGTTACAATCAAGATTTGGACAATCTATTAGATTTAGTGCCTACAACAATGAAGAAAACATTTATTCACCGACAATTTTAATTCGTAATAGACAAAACGATAAATCACTTGATGAATTAAAAGAAGGTGATATCACAGAAGAAAATGTTATAGAAGATGGAAGTACCATTGCGATAACAAGTGGTGATTATCTTTTAGATTTTACACCAGGTACGGAAGATACTCCATTTGAAACAGAACCTGTATATCAAGAACCACCAAGTGAATTAAAGGGAACTGACCAAATATTAATTAATAGTGGAAGGATTATATTATCATCCAAAGATTCGGAAATGATTTTCTTTTCAAAGGGAGATATTTCTTTTTTAACGGATGGTAAATTAACAATAGATAATGGTAATGATGGTGCATTTATAGATTTAAATGGTGAATATAGGACTACTACAAATGATAACAATATGTATTTCTTAGGTGGTAGTGGTGAAATATATTTAAATACTGAATCAGATGCGGAACCACTTGCAAGGGGTCAAACTTTAGTAGACATACTTAAAGAAATATTAACCCAATTAGCTCAAGAAACCCATCCAACTCCATGTGGTCCATCTGGTCCACCAGTAAATGCAGCTGCATACAATTCTATTAAATCAAAATTAGATACTATTTTATCTACTTTAAATTATACGGAGTAGTATGAGTTTTTCAACATTCAAATCAAATATGTTGAGGTTTATGCAAAATTCTGATTGTATATCTTCTTCTGAAAAAAAAAAAAAAAAAATAACTGATGAATATGATTTGTGTATCAAAAGAGGATTTCAATCCTTTATTGATGCAATACCACTATCAAAAGGAACTAAGCCAGGTATGGAATCTCTAATAAAAGTTGCTCATGCTAAAGCTTTGGCTAAAAGTTCGGGTAATCATAACTTTATAGATGATATAGGTAAGGCGGTTGTTTTATATTGGACGGGAGCTCAACTCATGACTCCAATGCCTCCAGTTACTCCAGCAACAGGTGCTATTCAGAATGTATTAACAACATCCGCACCCGTTTTAAGTCCAGGTGCATGGGTTCCTGTTGGGCCCATACCAGGTCCAAATACAGATACAAATATTTTTTTAGATTTATTAATATCTGCTATGAAACAACACTTGACAACAATTAGCGGTATATATATGACAATGTCTTTATATCCTACATTTCCACCAACACCTCCTGCACCTGGTGTTTTACCTTTTACGGGATATACAGTAAATGGATAGATTACCATAAAATCATTAAGAATATATTTATATTAGTAAAAGACCAAATTATAATGGATACAAAAAAATTATTAAAAGTAATCAAAGTAATCGTAGAAGCTGAAGTTGCAAAAAAGCAAGAACAGTTTCTATCAAAAACCTTCCCTAAAATATTAGAGGAAGAAGTAACTCGTAGAATGAAAGTTCTATTGGAGGAGAAGGGAGGTGTTGCCTCTTCCTCCACGCAAATCGTGGAAGATGAAATAGACCCATTTGTAGTAGCAGAACAGGCATTACAAGAAGAAAGGCAACAACCACAAAAACAATTTACTAAGAACCCTATATTAAATGAGGTTTTAAACAATACTCAACCATTTACATCACAACAAAGAAAGGGTGGAGTTGAACAAAAATCTGTTTTAGATTCGTTTCAACAACCTGTAAATGAAAGTATGGATAAAACCGTAACATTTACATCTCAAGGTGCCCAAGGTGGTACTGATATGATGAGAGCTCAAATGGCTCAGAAAATGGGGTATGGTGATGTAAGAAGAGGTGTTAGTAAAACAGGACTTGGAGTACAAACAGGATTACCAGGATTGGATAGAATTTTGAATAGAGATAATTCTGAACTTGTTAAAAAATTTAAAAGATAGTAGGAGTTTGAATGGCTTATATACTTGATAAAAAGGTAGTAAAAGATACAAAATTATTTAATGATTTTGCATATGGAATTACACTCCCATTAAAAAAAGGAGAGAGTGGTTTTTTTGAACAAGCCTTTTCATCATTTGAACAAGCTAAAACCAATCTAAAAAACTTACTATTAACAAAACAAGGAGAAAGAGTGATGCAACCAAACTTTGGAACAGGACTTCATTCTCTTTTATTTGAACAACTTACGGATGATTTTGAAGGTAAGTTAACAGAAACTATAACAAAGAGTGTAAATTATTGGTTGCCATATATCACAATAGAAGAAGTTGATATAAAAATGACCGATGAAATGAGGGATATGAATAGAGCCGATATGAACGTTAAGTTTACAGTAGGTAATCAAATAGAAACTCAAGAAATAACATTTACAATTCAGGAGTAATAAGTATGGCATTAAATAGTTCAACGAAAAAAAGTAATAGTGGAAGAGATATACAGTATCTAAATAAAGATTTTTCTGAATTTAGAAAAAATCTAATTCAGTATGCTAAAACATACTTCCCTAAAACTTATTCTGATTTTAATGAATCATCTCCTGGTATGATGTTTATTGAAATGGCATCTTATATTGGAGATGTTCTTTCATACTATACAGATGATACCCTCAAAGAATCATTGATGTTATATGCAGAAGATTCTGAAAATGTTCTCGCACTTGCAACTTATCTTGGATACAAACCAAAAGTAACATCACCATCTCTCGTTACTTTATCATTGTATCAATTACTTCCAGCAACTGGTACTGGCTCATCTGTAAAGCCTGATTATGAATATTCTTTAAGAATTAAAGAGGGTATGGTTGTTCAGGCAAAAAACGATACATCATTTAGAAGTACAGAATTAGTTGATTTTAATGACCCTTCAGACCGAGAAGTAACTGTATATCAACGTGATAATACAGGTCAACCAACTCAGTATCTAATTAAAAAATATGTAAAGGCAATATCGGGTACTCTTAAATCAACAACTGTAAATTTTGGAAATACACCACAGCAGTTTTCTGAAATTCAATTATCCGATACAAATGTGATTGATATCTATGATGTAAGAGATTCAAATGGAAACAAATGGTATCAAGTACCATATCTTGCACAAGAGATGGTTTATATTGATTATCCAATATCGGAACAAACTGATAAGGATTTAGCTCAATTTAAAGATTCAGTTCCAAGTGTTTTAAAATTAATTAAAACATCACGAAGATTTACAACAAAAATAAATACTAACAACACCACTTCAATTATTTTCGGTGGAGGTAATTCTACATCATCTGATGAAACTTTGATACCTAACTTTAAAAATGTTGGATTGGGATTAAATTCATCTATTGATAGATTGGGTGATTCATTCGACCCATCAAATTTCTTAAAAACAACTTCATATGGACAAGCACCGACAGGTGAAATCACAGTATCGTATTTAGTAGGTGGAGGTGTCGAATCAAATGTTGCATCAAAAGAAATAACTACTATTACGAGTTTAACTTTCGATGAAGATACAAGTTTATTTACACCTGATACACTCAGATTATATAATAGAATGAAACGTTCTTTGGCGGTAGAAAATGAAACACCAGCTACGGGTGGTAGAGGAGCTGAAACTATCGAAGAAATACGAGAAAATTCTCTCGCAAATTTTGGTTCACAAAACAGAGCCGTAACAAGAAAAGATTATCAAGTAAGAGCATTATCTTTACCACCAAAGTATGGAGGAATTGCAAAAGCATATTGTGCACCAGATGGGGAACTTGATAATAACTCACCAGCATCTATACTAAGTAATGTTGACTCTCTCGAAGAATTTGCAGGTTTGGTTGAAAGTATGAAAGAAAAAAATCTTACAGAACAACAAACAAAAGAAGAGTTAAAAAAGTTTTTAAGTGGTAAGAAAAATAATTCAACTGAAAAAAATAATCCGTTTGCTATAAATTTATATGTTCTTGGATACAACTCAAGTAAATATCTTGCAACATTAAATAGAGCTGTTAAAGAAAATTTAAAAACTTACATAGGTGAGTATAGAATGTTGACAGATGGAATTAATATTTTAGATGGATACATCATAAACGTTGGTGTTGATTTTGAAATTACTGTTTATGGTGGATATAATAAACGTGAGGTATTAACAAAATGTATAACTGAATTAAAAGAATACTTTAATATTGATAATTGGACTTTCAATATGACAATCAATATATCAGAAGTAGAATTAATAATTGCAGGAGTAGAGGGGGTACGTGCAGTACCAAAATGTAATATTGTAAATAAATGTGGAGGAAATTATTCACATAACTCATATAACATTGAAGATGCAACTAAAGGTAAGGTGGTATATCCTTCATTAGACCCATCTGTATTTGAAGTGAAGTTTCCTGATAGAGATATTAAAGGGAGAGTATTGTAATGTATTATTTTATAACAGCATCAAAAGATGCATCGATTTATTTACAACAACCTACACAAAACACAGGTTTGGATGAAGTCCTTGAGGTATCAAAAACTTATTATGGAAACTTAAAAGATATTTCTCGTTCCTTAATACGATTTGAAACATCACATTTTAGTTCATCGATTGCAGATGGGCAAATTCCTTTAAGTAATTTATTGGTAACATCACAATCAACTCAAACATCTTTATCACAATCATGGGATACTAATGAATCATCTTCATTACATTTCTCTTCTTCGTATTCTACTTACTCTGCATCTCTTGCGGTTTCAAGTTCAAATAAAACAAACGATTCCGCATCTTTAGCAACATTTGTTAGTGAATCAAACACAGATACAGTTAACGGTTTTGTAGAAGCAAGTGGTTCGGTGAGGGATTTAGCAACAACCTCAACTGAAACTTCTGAAAGTTGGGCTTCACAAAGTTTATTTGAATCAAACTTATCATCTTCTTATAGTTTGATATCGGCATCTTATAATACAATTATAAGTTCATCATTCACCAGTAGTTTATCCGATACATCAATAACAACAAGATTTAATTCGGTATCACAATCATATGTGTCTGCTATTTCACAATCTGGTTATTTTTCATCATCATATAACACTCAATCATCTTCGGTTTATATCCAAGAGAGTGATTTAACGATATTAGAAAACCATATTATATCATCTTCCGAATCTTCATCATTGGCTTCACATAAGTTGATATCAAGTGCATCTGCAGCATTTACATCATCAAATAATGCATTTTTAACGGCAAGTTCTGAAACTACTGCTGTATCTCAATCATGGGCTTCGTTCACATCATCATCTAATTATTTTTCATCATCATATAATTCATTTTCAACCTCATTAGCAGAACGAGTATCTAATGATGAATTTGTTTTTGATTTTGATTCAAATTTAATACTAAGAGAATGTGAATCTTCGGAAATACCAATTGATTATACTTTGTATGCTTATATCGTATCTCAATCATGGGATATGGGAATTGGTACTCGTTTTGATGAAATTACTACCGATGGGTGTAGTTGGAATAAAAGAACTACACAAAATTGGTTAGGTAATAATTTTGCAACAGGTACTACTGGTTCATTTAATGGTAAAGGAGGAACTTGGTACACAGGTTCAGCATCATCACAATCATTCTCATATGAATCATCTGATATTGAAATGGATGTAAAATCGGCTATAAATTCTTGGGTAAGTTCATCATTTCCAAATGAAGGATTTATAATAAAACATGATAGTTCTTTAGAAAACAATACAACTGATTATGGTCAGATTAAATTTTTCTCAAAAGAAACAAATACTATCTATCAACCAAAACTAAGAATGGGTTGGGACGATTCAACATTTAATACAGGTGATTTAGAAGAATTAACAGTATCTCCTATAAACGTAACATTCAAAAGATTAAAGGCTAGATATAAAGAAGGTAGTATTCCAACAATAAGAGTATTTGGTAGAGAGAAATATCCTCTTAAAACATATACAAACAAATACGCCTATAATGATTTAAAATATTTACCATCCACCACATATTATCAGATTAGAGATGTGGTAACAGATGAAATTATAATACCGTTTCATGATGAATATACTAAAGTAAGTTGTGATGAAAATGGAAACTTTTTTAAGTTAAATCTAAAAAATTATGAAATAAACAGAGAATATTATATAGAAATAAAAACTATTAGAAATGGAGTAACTGAATATTTTACTGATAAGGATTTAACATTTAAAGTAGAGTTATAAGATGAGTTTAAAAGATAGATTTAGAATCGATGAACTTATTAAAAAAGGTTCAAAGGCAATTCGAAGAGATGATTCGGGTAGAGTTGTTGTGCGTAAAAAAGATGGGAAACAAATACCTGAAGGATATAAAAGAGGTCCTAATGGAAAGATAGTTCCAATCAAAAAAGAAAAACCATACGGTACTGAACCTATAAAAACTAAACAAGTAAATCCAAGATTCAAAGAAGATTTAAATATTGTAGATGATAGTATAGATGAAAATCAATCTTCATTTAGTGGAGAAACATCAGGCTATGTTGAAAGACCATACTATGAAGAAGAAGAATTAAGAAAGGCTGTTGATGTAACAATAGATGAATTAGTAAAAGAAAAAAAACCATCAAAGAAAAAATATATTTTACGAAAAAAGTTTGATGATTTATTGAATAGTACATCGGGTCTAAGTTCTCAAGTAGCTGGATTGGAAAGGGCATTATCTCAGGCAAATGGTTCTATTGAATCTTTGAATGGTAGAGTACAAGAAGGAGCATCTCTTGTAGAATCCGCAAATCAAGCAAGAGATGCTGCACAAGAAGAACTAAACCTAATGTTAGAAAGATATAATGTTCTTCTTAAAGATTTTCAAAATTCTGTGATTAAAGGAACTAAGGAAGGTATTGAGAGGGTTTCACTTACCGCACAAGTACGAGGTTTACAAGCTCAAAAAGAAACTCTTAAAGCACAATTAAAAGCACAAGAAGATATTGTACAATCATTACAACAACAAGCTGAAACTCAAGCTGCGGTAATTCAACAAGCACAACAACAGGCTGAAACAGTACAACAGGCTTCATTTGCGGCAGATTTAAGTGGCCCTACCAATTCATTTGATAAAAAAGGTAATGCTGGTTGGAAAATACCAGAGGCAAATATTACAAAGCAAAAAGAACTTGATTTGGGTAATCATTTTAGATATAGTGGTGGTAAGTGGGATAATGGTAGTCAATTAGTTTTGTATAACTTTAGTGAAGAACCAATTACATATAGTATAAATTATACTTTAAGAAAAGGAGGTCATAATCAAGTTTGGGTAGGAGGACCTCGAAGTGTAAGTGTACCTGCGAGAGTTGAAACAAGGGCTGGAGAAAAAACAATTACATTCTCAAGAAAAAGAGCACCTGGTAATGGTGATAAGGATGATAACATTATTATTACTGCATCAACAGGTGAAAAATTTACTCTTAAAGCAAGACATTATAAAAAGAAATCAGGTAAGATAATTTGTAATGAATTATATAATCAAGGATATCTTTCAAAAGAAATATGGGAAGCTGATGAAGATTTTGGAGAATGGTTATGGGATAATCATAGACAAACTGCAATCGGTTACACAATATGGGCAAGAAAGGTAGTTCAGTTTATGAGAAGAAATCCAAGATATACAAAATATATTTACAAATTATTAAAACCATGGACAATTCAGATGGCATACCAAATGGGTGTTGTTGAAAAAACACATCCACTTGGTTGGTTAACTATGAATATTGGTTGGAAATTTTCTAATTTTGTTTATTTATTATATGGTAGTAAATTTGAAAATGTTTTAAAAAGATTGAATAACTTGGGATAGTATGTCAATAGATAATTTTAAAAATATAGAAGAACGTAAAGGGTATCTCGTAGAAACTGAAGATAGAAAGATTTTTGAAAAAGAAATCGGAAAATCATTCTTTGGTGCTGGTATTGGGGATATGATTGAATTTATACTATATGATTCAAGTGATAACCAATTGCCACAAGGTGATTCGGGTAAATTAGTTAGATATATAAATTTAAATGATTCGAATATTTCAGAATATTTTTTGATATCCGATAATCAAAATGGTAAAAAACTAAATGATGCATCGGAATTTGTTGTTGATATAGAAAAACTTATTAGAGAAGCAGGATATTCAAATGGAATATTCAAAACACAAGTTACTCTTTTAAATAAGAGAGTTGGTATTGAAAATTCATCAACTGAAAAACTATGGATACATGAGATATCTCCATCAAGAACTGAGATTAGAGTATTACCGATTAGAAATAAAGGTAGAGGTGAACCTGAACTGCTAAAAAGGTATGAAACCTTCACACAAAATGGAAACTTCAGAGATGATACTATTTACTTTGCAAAAGCATTTATTGAAGGTATAGATGTTCAACTCGCACTTGAGAATTTTTTAAAATCTAAGGGAAGGGTAAGTGATGGCAGAACATATATTGAATTAATAAAACAAGAATTCAAAATATCAAACTTTGAAAAATTACTTGTAGATATCAAAGAAAAATTTGTAGAATCTATGAATTATTATATAGATGGATATGAATGGTCTATAACCTCAAATAGATATGGTAAACCCAAATCAGCAGTTGATTTAGTAGAATTATCAATAGGTACAATAGAAAGTACTGCACTTCAATCTTTACTCATGATAATTGATTATTTCTTACCAAGAAGAGATATACAACAACAAAGTATTCTAAGTAAAGAACAAAAGAAAACAATTGACCAATTAAAGAAAATTTTAAAGTCAAATGTATCAAATTCAACTTATCAATCCACAACACCTGAATCAGTAAGTGCTCAAGTTAGAGGGTGTACGGATAAAAATGCGGAAAACTACAATCCATCTGCAGAAATTGAGGATGGTACTTGTAGGTATAAACAACAAGATATAAATGATGTAGTACCTAAAACAATACCAGGTTGTACTGATAAAAACGCCATAAACTATAACCCCAATGCAAACAGAGATAATGGTACTTGTAAATATCCATTACCTGAACCAGATGAAGATGACCCTACACCTCCACCTCCACCACCAATTCCAACAAATACAAAAAGATATTATGTTTGGTCTGATACCGCATATATGGTATATAAAGATGCAAATGGAGTTCAGAGACGAATTAAAGGTAAAGAATATGATGATTTAGGTATCATAACTTGTCAAGAAGGTAGTAAATCAATTACAGGTGATATACGAAATATACCAAAGGTAAGACCACCTGTAAAAGTTATCAAGGAATATAGAGTACAAAATTTATCAAAGCCAACATATGATGATGTGATAGAACCACGAGGTATATATTATAATGATGGTAATGATGGTATATATGATGGTGTGAGAGGAAACTATACAGATAATTTTAGGTATGGTTATGGGGGAGAGAACTTTAGACAGAATGATTTAAACGATTACAGAAGATTTACCCAGCCTGTTCGAAAATTAACTTCTCCTGGTAGAACTCTTACATTTAGTTATAAAGATAAATCTGGTGCAAGAAAATCTAAATCGGTAAATGCACTTCAAACAGTTTTGGTGTGTGCAGAAATTGGTTCTATACAAATTTTACCTGATTTAAAAATTACTGTTGCTGGAAATTGTGGTGATACTCCACCTCCACCACCAGTTCCCATACCAGATAGTATACCAGGTCCAATACCACCTCCACCACCTCCACCACCTAAACCTATACCAACTCCTTTACCGGAAATTATAAGGCCTATACCAATAGTTTCACCTACACGAAGTGGTGGAGGAGGCGGAGGAGGAAGCCGTTTAATAAACTATGATGATTTTGATGAAACTCGTGGTAGAAATCCATTTGGGGATAGACCTGAGGAGTTAAGACTAAGTGATGATAGGGGATATTTAAGATAATAAAATATCTTGAGGGATATTTATAGTAGGATATAAAAACAATGAGATTAGTACCATTTGATTCATATAGAAGTCGTTCACCGTTAGGTATAGTTGATTCTGGATTTCAACCTGAAGAACTTACAGAGGGAGGCTTTAATGATACAATTCGATTTAGTCCAGGTGGTGGTGGAGGTGGTAGAACACGCCCCACACCATCTCCTATAATTACACCACCTCGTGTACTTGAACCTATTCCAGTTTTACCACCACCAGAAGTAATTGAGGATATTGAAGTCTTACCACCACCTCCACCTCCACCTCCACCAATACCAGTAGTACGAGGATGTAAAGATAAAGATGCGGAAAACTATAATCGATTCGCAACTCTTGCTGATAATACCATGTGTAGATATAGACAGCAAGAAATAATTACAGAAACTCAGACTATAAAACATAGAGCAGCTATTAGTATATCTTCTAAGAAAAAACCAACTGTTTTAATTATTAATGGTAAACGTGATTTTAGAAGTGCAGTAGGACCTATTCCCTTTTTAAATTATTCCGATAAAGAACTTAGTAATCCAAAAGTTATTCAAGGTCAGTTCGGAAGATTACGGTCAAGAGAAAAATATAGAATTAAAAGTGTTACCAAATCTTATAGTAAAGATATTAAACCAATACTAAGACCTGAACTAACAAAAAGAGGAATTAGAATCGGCCGTAGGCCAGGTCAAACTACGAGAACTTTTGCAGTTGGTAAAATTGTATATGATTATAAAGAAATTATACTTGAAAGAAGTATAGATAATGGACCGTATTTACCTGTACCAGTTCCTCAAAAAGACCCACGACTTACTGGTATTACAGATAAAACAATACCAATTACTTTATCATTTAGTTATGAAGAAATTATACTACCACCTCCTCCAATAGAAGGATGTACTGATGTTGAAGCTGAAAACTATAATCCAAATGCAACCAAAGATAATGGTACTTGTAGATATCCACAACCTCAAGAAGAAGAAAGAGTAATTAAGGTAACAATAGATGGATTACAAGTTCCAAGTGAAAATATTATAAAATATTCTACATCATGGGGAAGAGAGGGATTTGTAACAAATGATATAATTGATTTATCTCATGTGATTGATGATGATTTAAAATCACATTATATTGAATTTATACCAAGTGGACTTGGTGATTCAACTCATAAGGGAAAATATAGTATTTTTTGATACGGTAAGATTGAAGAAAGATACAATCTACAAACCAAAGTTAATTTATCAGAAGGTGAAAAAAAAAAAAAAATTGATATAGATAAAAATGTATTTGAAGGTACTGATGTTTCAAAACCAAGTTTAAACGTAAGTAGAACATCTGCACAAATAAACATTGCATCAAATGAAAGAGTAAGTATTAATTATAACTCATCCAATGCGGATAGAGTAATATATTCTCATGGAAAAACAAAAAGAACATTATCAACATCTGGTACTATTACTCTAACCAAAAACGATTTCTATAATGGTGTTGGTAATTATGTTTTATATCTACAACCAATATCAAATAGAGATGGTAGTGGTGATGTACAAAAGATTAATATAAATGTTCTAAGTAAGGAGTATTTACCAGGACCTGATATTACCCATATAAATTATCCTCAAAATGTTAAAGGGGCTGATTTTAAAGGATTTAATGTTGACTTTAAAATAAGTTGGCAGTCTGTAAATACAAATTATGTAAGAATTTATGCAGGTAAGTATAACGAAAAATATAATGTAGGTCAATTTGCAGGTAGTGGAGTAGCTACATTTAATATCGCATCTATTCTCAGAAAATCACATTCTCTACAATCAAATAGAGATATATCTCGATTTAAATTATTACTTGTACCTTTTAATTCAGAGGGAGATTCGACCGTATCGGGTAAAGTTGAAGAAATTTCAATAACATTTGATAAGGGAGACTTAACATTAAATAGAGGTTCAGTTATTTCAGATATTCAGAGAGCTTTCTCATCTTTATTCAATAAAAGGGGATTTGATATCTATACATCTAAATTATTGAATCACTATTTACACCTTGGTAGTGTTGATAATAAATTAATTGCAACTTGGGTAGAAGATACAGAAACTTTTTCAGAATATAGAGTCAATGATGATGATAATACACAAATAAAATTAAACAATCCTTCATCACTTGTTTTAAAATTATATGAACCATTACCAAGGGGAATAAATACAAATGATAGTATATGGATTTCTAAGGTACAATCTATACCGTTAATTGATGAAATTTTAATTGAAGAAGATTTTACAAGAGAATGTGTAAGGTTAACTCCAAACTTTAGTTTAGATATTACTGATGATATTGGTTATCAAGTACTTGATGATTTAGTAGCTAGTGGTTCTTCAACATCAACTAATTTACTTAATCAATATGTTAGTTCAAGTGGAATACCACTTAATGATTTAGATATACAATTTGTTACTTCATCTGAAAAATACTATTGGAAAAACTTTATCAAATACTCATCGGCAGAAGAAAGAATCGAAAACTTCTACTATAAGGTAAAACTAATTCAATCATACGATGAAAAATACGAAGAACTAACATCAGGAAGTGCAGGTTCATCTTGGACGGGTTCATTAAATGTTGTAAATGAAGCTCAATCAAACTTATACAAATCTCAACAAGTCAAAAATGGATTTGATGCCTTTGAAAAGTTTTTATTTGAATCATCATCTGAAAGTGGATTAACATATCCTAAAGTAAGTAATACAGGAAGTTTTATACATCCAACAAGTGCATCTGCTGTAAGTTGGTATGATAGTGCAATAGTATCTGCTAGAGATTATGATTATGATAATAAAAATATTTTAAGATACAATATACCTGCTCATGTTTATAATGATAGTAAAAATGAAGAGTTTGTATTGTTCTTGGATATGATTGGACAACACTTTGATATTTTATGGAATTATATCAAAGGAATTAGTTATTCAAAAAAATTAGAACATAAGTACGATAGTGGTATAACTGATAAATTAATTTATCATATGTTAGAATCACTTGGTTGGGATGCCGACTTAGGTATTCAATCTCAGTTCTTATGGGAATATGCGTTTGGACAAGATAAGGATGGTACTCAAGTTCAAACAATGAGCGGTAAAGACCGTCAGCAAGAGGTTTGGAGAAGATTATTGAACAACTTACCTTATATGTTCAAACACAAAGGTACTAAAAGAGCTGTTCATGCTGCTTTAAGTTGTTATGGGATTCCACAATCATTACTTACGGTAATGGAATTTGGAGGACCTAATGACCCTACTCAATCTGGTACAACTAAATTCACTTTTGAAGATAGAACTGCATCAATAAATGTAAGTGGTTCACAATCAATAATAGTTCCTTGGAAAGAATATTCAGAAACATCAGATTATCCAAATTGTATTGAAATTAGATTAAATACAGAAACAAGACAAGACCAACAAATATTAAGTGGTTCTGATTGGTCAGTTCATTTGATGAAGGACAGTGGTACTATGGGTCACTTTGAACTCAGAATGATGAGTGGTTCTACTTTACTCTCCTCATCAACTGATAGTGGTTCTTTCTTTAATGATGAATATACTCAGTTTGTTTTAAATAAAGAAACAACCGATGCAGGTAGAGATGTATTTACATTTTATGGAAAAGAAGGATTTAATGAAAGACTACGAACAAATGTAAGTGGTAGTTTAACAGTATATGGTGTTAGTGGTTGGACAAGTGGTTCTGAATTAAAAATAGGTGGTAACAATCTGACGGCATCAATTGATGAGTTTAGATTATGGACAACTCCACTATCAGAATCAAGAGTAGATAATCATACATTATTACCTGATGCAATTGATGGTAACCATCATTCATCATCTACTGAAGATTTGATATTTAGATTAGATTTTGAATATCCAAAAGATAGAGGAACTGATAATAATATTAAAAACGTTGCAATTAATACTCAATATAATGAATCATTTGCAACAGCATCCAATTATTCTTCAATAAGTACTTATCCTTATCATTATACTCCATACGATAGAACAGTTACTGCTACTGTTCCTTCGAGTGGTTTGAGTGTTGGTAATAAAGTTAGATTTGAAACTCAGACAAAAATATCTGATTTATCTTATAGAAGTAGGGCAACTAAAAAATCATTTGATGAATCACCATTAGATAGTGATAAGTTAGGATTATTTTTCTCACCAATTAAAGAGATTAATATGGATATACTAAAATCACTTGGTAGTTTTAGTATAGATAATTATATTGGAAATCCAAGTGATGAATATTCTGATGAATATGTTGAATTAAAAAAACTCAGAAACTACTACTTTGATAGATTCA